TTCCAATCTCATCACCTAATCCTTTCATGTCACCTGTTAAGGCATACTCTCTTGCTTTTGCTAGGTTTATGTTACCTCCTGTAAGTAGTTGCGCTTCAAGTTCACTTGCTATTGAGCTTTCAAAATCTAATAAGCTTTCCGATACGGTTTCAAGGTCTTTTAAACTAAGTCCTAAAGATTTTGCTTTTGTAGCTGCTTGTGTTAATGCAGTTACGTTTTTACCCATATTTAAGTATGTGGCTTTAGAAGCATTTGCAACATCATCCATTACTGCTTTTACATTTATTGCAGTCTTATTTTGATTATTAAATGCACCTACTGTTGCTGTAGCGTTTCCTAATACCTTTTCTGTATCCTTTCCTTGTAGTCTTGCAAATACTGTTAACTTACTTGATTGCTCTGCAGACATTCCTAATCTCTGTTCAAGATTAGTTGCACTTACTAATGCTTTTCCTCCTAAAATATCTGCCGATACTCCTAGTTCTTCTGTAAGACTTGCATAGGCTTTTCCTAATTTCTCTCCTGTAATAAAAGCATCTCCTGTTCCTGCTGCTACGGCATTCATTTCAGTATTAAGCTTATAAGCGCTTTCGTAACTCATTCCAGTCTGTTTCTGGAAAGCTGCCATGTTTTTACTTCCTTGAAGAAGTGCACTCGCTATAAAGCCTACTATTGCTTCTACGCTAAATAACGACTTCTTTAATCCATCTGTAAGAACTTTTATTCCTGCCATCCTAACCTGTAGCTTACCTCCTTCTTTTTCCCCTCTAGCTATTGCATCTGCTTCTTGCTGCATAGCTTCTTTAGCTTTATCAACCTGCAGGTATTGAGCTGCGGCTCCTAGGCCTAAGGCTTTCATAGAGCCGCTCATTCCATCTAGAATAGCGCCAGTTGCGCCTGTTAAGCTCTGTATCTTCTCTTCATACTTAATCCTCTCTCTAGTCTTATCCTCTATTAGATCTAAAAACTCAGTCTCTATCTTATAACCTTCTATATGTGCTTGTATTAATGCTAATTCTTGTTCAGAGAGGTTTTTACTCTTTAAACGAATTTGAAGTTCTTGATTGGTTAGTCCGTTTAGTCCTTTTTGTGCTAATAACTGTTTAGCTCTATTAGATATTTCAGCAAGAGAATATTGTGCTTTTGTTTTAAGTTTATCTAATTGTTCTGAGGTTAGTCCGTTTAGGCCTTCTTCTGTGTTCTGTATTTGTTTTGCAATACTATCTAACTTTCTATATTCTGCATTTGCATCAACTACAAAGCTACGTTGCTTCCCTAACTCATCTGTAATATTCCGTAATAGAGATCTATACTCATTTACAGCATCGTTAAATTCTTTCTGCTGTTGTGGGTTATTTTGATTAGTATTTTGAGCCATTTGTTAGAATAGTTTAATATAAATAGCTAAAGCTTCTATTATCTAGAAGCTTTTGTACTATAATCCGGTGCTTTTATACGTCCGTTTTGCAATACCGATGTTTTACCGGATTGCTGTTGTGATTGTTGATTCTGTTTTTGATAATGCTCTACCATAGTTCTATGAACATACCTTCTTAGCCATATTGGAAATTCATATACTGTATCGAAAGAGTATCCTCCTTGCCCATTAAAAACTATATCATGTAGCTGTGAAAAGAGTCCGGCTCTATACTCCGGCGTCAGGCCAAAGAAAGCTAACCCCAATTGGGATATCAACCCCTCCTTCAGGTCCGTCTTCTGGGAAGAATCTTAAATCAACATCTGGTTGTACTTGTCTAACGTATTCTCTAAATGCTCTAGAGTCTCTTGCTAGTAAATAATTGTCAACAAAATCTCTAATTGTTTTAGGTGTTGAATCTCCTTCTACTGAGGTAATCATTTTCTTTAATCTTGTAGATAATTCCGGAGAAGCATCTTTTGATAGTTTTTTCAAACCTCTTACCTCTTGATCTATTGCTTGCTCATCTGCATGAGTAAGTAGTTTAAAGGTAATATTAGTGCTTGAAGATGGCATTGTATATGCAAATTCATTTTTACCTCCCTTTAGTGCATCGTAATTAATCTCTTTTGGTTTTAATTCTGCAAGATCAACCATTTCTTTTTGCCCTTTGTATTCGAATTCGTAATCTTTTCCGTACCCTAATACTCTAGAAGCAATTAAAATTGCATTTTTATCTCCTACCAAAAGATCTCCGTAGTTAATTGGAGTTACAATAAGAGATTGTAGTAATTTATCAATAACTACTCCTTGTTGAATATAGTTTTGATTAGTTAAGATATCCTCCTCACGAGCTGTCATGTATTTCATCTCGATTTTACCTTCTGCTAATGCAGAATCTTTTGAGTAAAGTAATCCTTTTGACGGAAGTTCCACCATTTCGGTTGGAAATTTTTGCTTTTGTTCCATAAATTTTATTTGTTAGTAACTCTTTCTATATATAAATATATGAAAAAAACTTTTTTAAAACAACAAAGCCTGGACTTGCCAGGCTTGTTAATTTTATTTTGTAATTTATTAGTAGTTTAATACACAGTAGTCCATTGCTACTGAGATTGCAATCTCTACTACTCCGTCAGCATTAGTCCAGTCAAACTGTCCAAACTCACCTTTTGTTAAGAAAGCTCCTTTAATAATCCATTCTCCTACGATATCTCCTACAGGACCTAAAATGTTTAAAGTTAAGTCTTTTTTGTAGAAATCTGAATAACCAGCTCTACCTGTTACTGATTCATATCCTAGACGAGCCCATTCCATTACTGCTTGTGCTCCAGAAGGAGTGATTGGTGAATATAAAGTCATATCCATATCTTGCCACTCTCTTTTTCCTCTAATTTTTCTGTAAGAGTTGATGTGGTCAAGTTTAATAACTCCATCTTGGAAAGATGGTGCTTTAACATTCTTAACCATGAATGCTGGGATATTATCTATGTACATTACGAACCTGTGCTGAACCATTGGTTCGAAGGCTCTGAACATTATTTCGTTTGGATCTAATACTGCCATTTTATTGTTTACTTATTTAATTATAAATATCTGTGTTTCTAAATATTATACAAACGTTGCTCCTGTTGGTTCAATTGTGAAGTCTAATACTACGAATTCAATTGTTTTAGCCGGTTGAATGTAAATTTGTCCTATTAATTGATTTCTATCAACTACATCTGCTGAGTTGTTAGATTCGTCCATTACTACTCTGTATGCATAAAGACCTTGTCTTTGTACTACTGATTCCAAGTAAGGATTTACCGTCGCTAAGAATTTATTTCTTGTTGCAATAGTATTTTGTTCGAATACTAAGTTTTTAGCTTGGTCACCAATGAACTTCTTAAGTTCTATTAATAGACGTCTAACGTTTACTCTATCTAAAGCTGAAGCTTTTGTTTGTAATGTTTTTTGTCCGAATACTGATATACCTGTTCCTGGGAAAGAAGCAATTGGATTTACTTTTCCTGAGTAAAGAGAATCTCTTTCTCCTTTAGTTAATCTTCTTTCTGCTTGAATTACTCCTGGAATACCTCCTCTTACAAGTCCTGCTGGTGCAAACCATGGTGCTGAAGCTGCATCTGTGAATGTATAAACTCCTGGTATTACAGTTGAAGCTGGTATCCATTCGTTTTTACCTGTAGCTGATCTGGTCTGTAACCAAGGCCAGTAAGATGCTGCGTAAGAACTGTTTAATACTGCTGCTTTTTCTGTTACTTGTGAAAGTTCAGATTGATATCCTACTAAATCTATTACTGCAATACAATCTCCTCTGTTTTCTGCTAAAGAGATAAGTGCGTCTGCTACTGTTGGATGATCTTGTGCTGTTATTCCTGGTGCTACTATTACGTTAAATTGATAGTCGTCTTTATTTTCTAATAACGGAATTGCATTTATTGTATAATCTGTTGCTACTAATCCCTGTGTTTGAGCGTCTATATCTGAAAAGAATTTAGCTCCTCCTATAATTTCACCTCCTGCACCGTGGAATGCTCCAGAAACAACTTGCGGTAAAGATGCTGAATATGAAACTCCTGCTGCATCTAAATTTACTGATACTCCATCGTTACCTAAATAATTAAGTGTTGGTAAATTTACGCTACTTACTCTGATATAGTTTGATCTGTTTGGATAATCCCCAAATTGTTGTAAGTATTTAGTAGTTCCGTCTGAGCCAACTGATGTGAATTGGCTACCGATTCTTTTCTCGATATAATCATCTGAAGCTGGATCTAATGAAAGGTTGTTAAACGTTTCTAAGATTGTTTTAGTGTTTGTACTATCGTCTCCTCTTCTTACTGATAATGTGAATGTTCCTCTAGAGTTACTTACGTTTGTAATTTCCCATCTTAGGTTATCTTCTGATCCTGATACTAAAGATCCGTCAGAGTTTTGAACTCCTGCATCTGTTGCTGCTGTAGAGTTATTGTAAATAACTCCTTTACCTAATGTGCTGATTGAGAATGGGAAAGAAGAAGCTGCTACATCTGTACCTCCTTGTATTGTAAATAAGCTTGATGACTGAGCTGAGTTAGTAATAGATCCTGTAAGAAATTGAATTCCGTTTCTTGAGGTACCTAATGCTGATCCGCTTAAAATTAAATTTGCTCCTGATCCTGTTGCCTGTAATACTGTTGGAATTGCACTGTTAATCTGTGCTGCTAGGTTAGTTACTGTTGTTGCAATTGCTGAACCTGATTCAAAAAACCAAAGGTTACCTGCTCCGTTATCTTCTGGAAGTGGAGTAAGTGATGTAGGTATAAATCTGTAAGCTGTTGATCCGTACTGTATTTTAAACTCTTGATTACTTGCAATTGGATTTACTAACGTTCCTGAACCTGTTGCTCTATTTGCTCCTGTTACTTTATTAGAAGCAATATTTGTACTTGTTGCTTCTGAGTAAAGTGCACCAATATTGTCTACAACTCTAGTAATTAAGGCTGTATTACCTCCTTGAGAGAAGTAATTCTTAACAGCTAATGAAGTTAAGTATTCGAATTTGTCTGAACCTGAGGCGAAAGTTACTCCGAACTTTCTTACATAATCATTATAAGAAGTTACTACTGTAGGCATTTCTACAGGCCCTTTAACTGTTGGTCCAATAATTGCTGCTCCTACCGCT